CGACTTTGATCTTGTGAGGGCCTAAAGCAAAAGACCGTGGAACGCCGTCCTCTCGCATGTCGCCTCCTAGTAGGACCACAAATTAGGGCGTGATGGGCCTTCTAATGTGTCCAAATGAATAAACCGTCCGCTACCTTTTTGCTGTACGCCAACGCCTGTAAACCCTGCGGCAAACGCTAATTTTAAGAGTTGATGCGCCTCCGCTCGATCAATCGAAATGTCGGCGGCGCACCCCGACGTATGTGCGCCAGGCTGCGTCTTTTTTGCTTCAATCGGATGCTCGGGGCATCTGTATCCTGATGTGATACGCACAGGCTTTCCATAGACACTTCGGAGCGTTTGAAGTTTCTGTAGAAAGTCCGGCTGCATCTCGTTCTTACCGCAGTGTGAGCAGTCAAACTCTTTGGCCGAAAAATTCTGATAGCTTGACCAGTCGATCATTTAGCCACCCCTTTGAACTTTTCAAACGTCCTTAAACCGCCCAAGCCTAGCATCCCAAGCAAGATGGTCATCAGGCTGTCCATGTTAAAGACGGGCAAAGGTGGGATCTCTTCGCCGCTCAGCACGACGAGAAAAGACGTAACGGGAAACAACACAAAATGCCAAGCGAGCGCAATGCCGCAGGTCCAACCAATGAAAGGGCGCCAGCCTGCCACAAACGGGCTACGGTTAGCGGCCTCTACCTTATTGACCTCAATCTGGCCATTGGCAATCTCTTGGGCGTGACGCTCAGCCATTGTGGCGAGCTCATGTGCAAGTCTCGCCTTTTGATCTTTATCGGGAATGAACTTGTCGAGCAGCCCTGTGATCGGGCCGATCAGCGACTCGATCATTTTTTATCTTCTTTTTGATTTAGCTGATCCCAAATGCGGCCTAGAATTTCGCGGATCTCAGCCAATGTGTCGCGGTAATCATCACGTCGAACAAACTGGTTCATCATCTCTTTATGATCGCGCTGAAGATTCTCTAAGCTGTTTGTGATCGAGCGCAGCGTCCACCCTCCAAAGGCTGCTGCTACCATGATCGCAATATTAAAAGCCGCTTGATAGTCCATGTCATCTCTTCTCTGATAAAGCCTGTGTGGTGACGGTGCGCAAGACTAGGTTAGCTAACGCGCCCACTAAAAGAATCGACGCTGCAACGTCCTGACCGAAGAGCACGGTTAAGTTGCCGGCAAACATTTCTAAGCTCGCAAGCAGAGCGAGCAACACGTTCCACCAGACCGTCTTGGACTTGAGCGCGCCTTTAAGCATGTCTGAAGTCATGGGCTTCTCCTTACTGAGCTAATTGATTCTGTCGCGCTTCAGCTTCAGCCAGCGCATTTGTAAACATCGCAGCCGGAGTCGCTGCACGTTGGGCTATCCCGCCCGCTTGACGAATACCGCCCGTCACTGCCTGCACGCCTGAAGCACGAGCCATCGCCTGCTCTAAGGCTTGCGCGGCGAGTTCAGGTCGCAACATCTCGGTGGCGATTTCAATAGACAGCTTGCGGTCGATTTTGCCCGCTAAACGCCGTGAAATCGCGTTGGCTACCGTAGCAATACGGTTAAGCAATGTAGGCATGGTCACGCCGCCTACAGCCTCGACCAATAGCCCTGTACCTGCGCGTTCAGCGGTCGGACCGATAGGTCGCGCCGCGCGAGCTTGCGTGCGGTAATCTGCTTGGCGCGCTAAGTCTTTTCGGATGTCTTCAACAATTTTGACTTGATCGGGCGTCAATACGTCAGACAATTTTTTGAAGCGCGGTGCACCTAAAATTGCGCGCTGGATGGTTTGCGGTGCAGTTTCGACCGCACCCGCAAATGCCGCAGGGCGTAACTTTTGCTCACCCTCGAGCGCCGAAGTAAGTTTGCTCTCCAAAAATTGACCGACTTCCATCTGGTTAATCGGCCCGCTCTGTTTGGCAAACGTCTCGCGTGCGCCTTTGTATCCAGCGGCTTTGCCTTCAAGCCAGTTCAAAAACTCAGCCCGCGTGCCCGTAATCGCAGCAGCTTCGGTCTTACCGATACCAAACGTCGCGGGGTCTCTAATCAGATCATCAAACGCCATCTTCATGTAATGCAAAGTTTGCACCGGATATTGCGCAAACTGTGCAGGGGTTGTGGCTTCGCGGCCTGCCATACCCATACCGCCCATACCAGGTTCCGGTATGACGATGCGTTGTTCAGGAAGATTTCGGCCCACTACAAACGGCTGGCCCCTTTCCGCTGCAATGTTTGCGGCCCGTGCCATAACGCGATCCATTGATGGCCGCGTCAAAAGACCGGTAAAAGTCTCATCGGCGTCCACAAGTTCACGACCCGCTGCACCATAGTTAGTTTTGGCGGTGGAGTCACGCAGCTTGCGCGCCGTCTCCAACTGCACAGGCGTGCCGCCCACTTGGCGAATGGCATCGACTCGCGCCGCATCTTGGCTGCGCCGTCGTGCTAAGTATTCAGACGGCAACACGCGCTCGGCAGACTCTTGTAGCGCCGAATACCGCGTGACGCCGAGCGGCGCTGCGGCTTCACCGGCGGTTGGCATAGCGCCTGGTACAATCTCCGTTTGCCCGCGCAGCATATTGACGATCTCGGGTCCGCGACCTTCAGCCGCTTCGAGCAACACGTTAGCTTTTGGACCTGTCGCCACGCGTTCTAACATGTTGACGCCCGCGCCGCCAACTAACCCAATCGGCGCCGTTATGGCACGCGCTGGATCGGTAAAACGCGATGCGGTCTCTAACACGCGCCCCACGCGCCCTGGCGTTGCCGCAGCGGTCGCGCCGGTCAGCGTGGACACGTCACCTAAAAAACCTACGGGATCGGTAGCGATGGTGTTTTTGAGCGCTTCGACACTGCCGTAACGATCTTTGTAAACGCCGCCGACCGCGTTGGCTTTTTCAATAAATTCTTGGGCTTTATCTGGTCGCGCCATCCATTCTTGCGGAATAAACCGCGCGTAAACGCCCGTCAGCACCTCACCAAGTTGTTCTAGCGTCTCGCGTGGCTGCGAGACCGCCGTTAACATGCTACGTCCAAACTCTAACGCGCTAGGGCCAATGTTTGTCAGCGCCTCCCGCCCGACTTGAGCCCAAGTGCGGCCTGTCGGCATAACGTCTTGCTGTCGTTGTTGCAAGTACGCATCCGGATCAAATGCGGGCGCAGCAGACGGTTCTGTTTGCGCCAGATACGCGTCTGGATCGAAGGCCATTGTTACTGCACTCCAAGCCGTTGTTTAATTTGCGCGGCGCGCGGATCGTCAGGGTTAGCGTTAGCCCAATCAAGAGCTTGTTGGTCTTGAGTTCCAAGTGTGCGGCCAACTTGTGGCGCGCTTAACTCAGGAAAATAATCTAATACTTCAGGTTCTTTTTTAGCTAATCGAGTTCGTTCATCGTTGTAGTTGTCGATAACATTACGTGCTGATTCATTGTTAATGCGAATAATCCGACGGATCGCATCAACGGTAAGCGTTTCTTCACCGCCTGCAATCTTCTTCGCAAACTCACGGTCAGCATCCGAAAGACCCGTGCCTGCACCAAACGCCGTGATACGTTCAGCCACTTGTTGACCGATGCCGGCGAAGTAGGCTTCGGTTGCCGAAACATCAATGCCCACAGCTTTTGCCACGGCAAGCCGCGCATTAGCCAACGTACCTGAAATAAAATTGGGATCATCCAACAGCGGCAAAAGTTGCCCTGAAGTTTGCAATGTACTGCGTGCAGATTCAGCTTTAGTGCGAAGATCATCAAGCCGTGTCGCCGCTCGTTCGCCAAGCGTTTTACTAAACGCACCCGCCGCAGGCATGTTGATTGTTGTGCGCGGGGCACCTGTCGCGCGCAACGCTTGTTGTTGAGCCATCACTTCGGACGACATCGGCACAAACAGCTTGGCTCGTTCAGCCGGCGGGATTTGCGACAGAAACTGTCCACGCAACGCCGTTTGAAGTGCCATCGGATCATCTGGCAGGGAATTGACCGCGTATTCGCGGAATTCCGGCACAATCGTGCCTTGCGCAATCATAAAATCTACTTGATCGAGCACTTGCTGTTTAGTTGGGGGCGCCTCGCTGTAAGCAAGATCGCCTAACATTTTTTGAAAACGACCGTAATTTTCATCGGCCATCTTACTTTCTAACTGTCGTGTCTCAAGCCCTGTTTTTGCCGCTGTTGCGCGTTTGCCTGCAATGTCTGCCATTGAAGTTGCAAGCTCAGCGCCAGGCTTACCAAACTGCAAAAGTCGATTTTGCGCTTCAGCCGTCGTTAAATCAGGCGTAGAAGTTAAAAAATTGCGAAGCTCTGCGTCTCTTTGTAACGCGGCTAACTCTTGCGCTTCTTTAGTGCGTTGCGCTCGCGCAGCGCGTCCTGCTTCTAGCCCTTGAACATACGAGCCTAATACGTTGACCGGCTCAAGTTGTGTTGCGCCAATGACTGCCATGACTTACCCCACACTCCCGTATTGCGGGCCTTGATAGTTAAGAGCCATTAAATTTTGACCGCCGCCTGGCGTTACGTTAGTGGGCCCAAAGTACCCGCCTTTATAAAGTCCATACCCTAATGCACCTTGCCCTAACGCTTGTGACAGCGCGTTCGCTTGGCCGAGATAACCCGAAGCGCGCGCTTGTCCAGCACCCATCAATAGATTGCCGACGTTAGTGCCGTACTGCCCTGCCTGCTGGCCGACTTGCTGCGCGGCAGCTTGACCTGCCCCGTAAAGACTGCCGAGCGCGCCAAGGCGAGTGCCCATCAAGGCTTGCGCGCGGTTAAACGCGTTCATGTACTCTTGCGAGCCCATCTCCTGCCCGTACCGCACACCTGCTTTGATAGCGCCGCCACCAAGCAACTGTCCGCGAGCGGCTTGCATGCGCTCTAACGCCTTCTCACCTTCCGCTAAACGGAACGCGTAGCCGGGGTCCATCTGCATCTGCTCTGCGGTAAACGGCGCGCCGATGGCGCCGTAGCCCGGTGTGCCAGGCTCGCCACCTAGCCCTAGCATCCGCAGCAGTTCGTTCTGCGCGGTCATTCCCGCTTGACGAAACGGCTCCTGAAGCTCGGTTTGTCTTTCAAATATCTCGCGCTGCACTTGAGCCGCTTGTTCTGCCGCTTGCGTTTGTGCTCGCGCGGCTTTGCTGGCACCCCGCGATGCAACGGCGCCTCCAATTACGGCGCTGCCTAAAACGGCGGCTGCGGTTCCAATAGCCATTACGCCACCTCTTTAATGTATGTGCGTTCCATAGGACGAAACCCTTTACGTGTGTACAGACTAGCCATTTTTTCAGCATCATCATCTTCAAGGGCAATCATAAAAAGCGCCGTAGCGTTTTTTGCGATTGCCCACGATTCGATCATGTCGTACATGGCTTGACCGGCCCCTTTTCCTCTTGCTTCAGGGGTCAGCCACCACCACAGTTCTTGCACTACCATATTGGAGGGGCTGAAGTACATAGGGTAAAACAATGCACCGGCAATGCCAATGATCCAGCCGTCATCTTCGGCTAACCAAACCCCCATGTTAGGGTTGTAAATCGCCTGTAAGAAAAAGTCGGCATAACCTTTGTCATCAAACGGGATGACGCCATGCACCGGAGATGCCGCATGAAAGGCTTGCGCCAGTGGCAAATATTGCGGAAAGTCCTCAGCAATGGCGTTGCGGACAATCACGACACTTCACGCCCCGAGCAGCGGATGTTGATGGCAGAGCCCGTGCCAGCAAGCGTTGAGATGTATCCGCCAGGCGCAAGGATCTGGCCGATGAGCTCGGGGAACGTGTATGTCTCTGAGGGCAACAGCGTCTTGGCTTTAATAATCAAGTTCTGGTTGCCTGCCGAATCAAACTGCGTCACCAAATTAACGGACAAAGTGGCGGCGGATGAGCTGTAGTTCGTTGCCGTAAACTTATCCACAATCGCTGACACATTTGTCGCCGTGTACTGCGTCGTTTGCGACGCCTCTGCGATCTTGGCTGGAATCAGAACTTTTACGCTAACTGCCATACGTCACCTTAGAATGTAAAGACCATGCGCACGCGACCGGCGTAGCCCGCTTGACCGCTGATGGTAAAGCCCCCATCACCGCCTGCGCCGCCGGTCAAGCTGTCATCACCTGCGACCGCTACCGCGCCGACGGTCACACCGACCGCACCGCCGTTGCCAGTCGTGTTGGTCGTATTGCCGCCCGTTGCGGTGCCTCCGGCGCCTTGCACCGCAAACAAGCCCCACGTACCGCCTTGACCGCCGTTGCCGGTCATGGTCGCCAAAGCGTAGGTGCCGGCGTACGCGTTCGAAAAGCCGCCTGCGCTACCATTAAGTGTTGCGCTTGTGCCACCGACACCGCCAGCACCGACGGTGTAGCTAATCGTCTTGCCGTCATCGCCAGATAGCACCAAGACTGTCTTACTGTAGCCACCGCTACCACCGCCTGCGCCTGCGAAGATCTCCGGCTCACCCGGCACAATCTCGCCCTCGTAGCGCGCGCCGCCGCCTCCTCCTGCGCCCCAGACCTCAATCGTGACGCCTGTGGCACTTGCCGGAATAGCAACGACGCCCGTGCCGGGATCAGTGTAGTCATACACACCCGCGCCAGCACCGCCTGTGCTGCCGTTAATGAACGCGGCTAGGATGGCTCCGCTCATTAGGTCAAGCCTGCTCCGCTAATTAGCCAAGACGTCGCGCCAATCTTAATACAAGTCGCTACGCCGTTCTGGGCTAGTGTTCTCGTGCCGGTTGTGGTGCTGTTAACCAACGTCAGCGTGTCCGACGTAATGGCGATGGACAACGCGCTGGCATTGCCGTTAATGATAATAAACACCGTACCTGTCGGGAACGGCACCGAGGCGTTGGCGGGGATGGTCAGCGTGATACTGCTGCCATTCATCAAGATCGTCTTGCCGGCATCTGATGCAATCAGGTCATAGTTGACCGTCTGACTGTTCAGCGGCGCCTCGCGGTAGCCTACAGGGTAGTTGTTGCTTGAGGGCGCGTTGTCAGGGATGAGCGCGGTGCCGGTAAACGTGGGGCTAGCAATCGGCGCATAGGTCGCCGCAGCGGTCGCCGCTGACAGCGCATCGGTAATGCCGTAGCCTGAGAGCGTGGTCGGTGTACCCGTCACGTTCGCCCACGGATACGACAGCAGCGCGATGTCGTTAACACCTGAGATGTTGTCGTATTCACCCAACTGCACGTCACAAGAATCGCGCAGCACAAACCGATACGCGACGCCTTCGGTCAGCCACATGTCTTCCGGCAGTCGGCCAGAAGAGTCGAGAATGATAGGGTTAGCGTTAGCGGTGGTGCCGGTTACGGATGTGTACGTCGTCTGCGGGGTTGTAGTGCCTGCCGCATACGTGTAGATTTTTCCGCCTGCCAGCACAGCACCGTCATCGGTAAAGAACTGTGCGCCAGCGCCCGCAAAAGGCGAAAGAAAAACGCTCATATATACACCTGCATAACTGTCAAAATGATGGACGGGATGGCGGGGACGGGGGCTGAAGCCGCAAACGACTGCAACTGCACGTCGATACTATCAACCGAAAAATAAAGTTGAAAGTAATCGCCGTTTGCCAACGGCAAGAAATAGTTAGCGGCGGAAAAGATTTCAGCGTCGTTGCCTTGGATCTGAATTAAACAGCCTGAACTTGGCACCGCTGTACCATTGATCGCCGGCCAGATAAAAAATTTGCCTGTACCGCCTGACGTTTTGTCGATCTGAATTGAAAATTGAATGTTGTAAATCGCAGGCCGCGAGACTTTGACTTTACTGCTGTCTGTCGGATCTAAATAAATGCCATAGGCCGCATCGGTCGTGTCGTACGTAATCGCCGTTGCGGTATTGATTGCGCTCGCCGCCTGTGTCGTAGTGTCCTGAAACGACCCAAAGCTCACAGGCGTCAGTTCAGGCGCGCGCGGTGCGAGCTCTAACGCTTGGACTCTTGCTTGCGTTGCGGCGAGCTCTGCTTCCGTTGATGCGTCGCTAAACGGTGCCAACTCTAGGTCGTTAATCGTAACGCCCGTCGAACCACCGCCCGTTATTTGATACTGATTATTAAAAAACCGAAACCACTCACGCGAAATTTCGCCCGTTCGAGGGTCTAACAGCGGGACGCGCGGTGCAGGGATTTGCGTAATGTTCTGCGTCATGCCGCTGTCCCACTCAAACGCAACTCAGCGCCCATGATTGCAACCTTAACGGGGTCGGTGCCTGAGATCTCATACACGCGATCTCGCAGTTTGGTTGTCATGCCAAGGCGCCGGAAGATGGCGCGAGTGCCGTATTGACCTGAACGCCCCATCGACACAGTGCGCTCGCCGTTCCATGTGTGCCCGCCGTCATCAGACCATCGCAACATTAGACGGGGGTTAACTCCCACAGTCGCGCTTGACTCGATGACTAAGCTCAGCCCTTCATCTTCTACAACACCTAACAAGTTATCGCACGGCTGTGTTTGGATGTCTTGCGGCACGTTCGTCCCAAGATTAGCCACCAACTGCGGTGCGCCTGTCTCGGTGTTGATGATGACCTGCGATTCGTTCGTAATCTCTGTAGGGTCATCGAACGCATCGACGCCAGGTAAGCCCACGCCTGTCTCGCAGTCGATCTGTAGCGTGTGCTGAGCCGTGCGGTTTAAATTGTTGGCTCCCGTCGGCAGTGCACGCCATGATCGCAGCCATTTTTGCGTCGCGTTGTTGTCTGCATAAACTGACAAGTCGAACGCATATAAATTGCCGTTTTCATAGTCGCCTACAATTGGCTCGCCATTAAACGCGGTGTGGCAGTTCGAGCGATGGCGCGTAAAGCGCCCGAGTTTGAACCCTGCTCGCTCATGCCAAGCGCCGGTCGCGGCATCGTACACCCACGTTGTGTTGGCAGACGGGAAGATCAACACGTAAAACATGTGCCCGTCTTGCTGATAGGTGTACGCAAACGCGTCGGTCATGTTGTCGTACTGCTGAATAGCGTACTCAATTGCGTGCGTTGAGACACGCGCGGCTTGGTAGCCTTGTGCCCGATAGACGATGCCTTGCCCGCGCGCATCAGCGCCGAGCCAGAACACGCTGTTATCCATCTTAGCGACAGAGTAAGGCGCAACGCAGCCGATCTCGTTGTACGCGCCTTGGATGCGCGTCAAAGGAAAGTCAGGATCGCCTGAGTTGTACCAGACTTCAGTAGAGTTGGTGCCAAAGAGCCACGCTTCGCGGTGATCGACAATCAACGCGACTAAGTTATCGGGCGCAGCTTCCGCGCTTGCAAAGTCAAGTGCGTCAATTGAAGTGCCGTCAAACAGCGCGGTGATCCAAACGCGTTGGCTGTTAGGTTCGTTAAAAACAAAGTAACCGTCTAAATAGCCCACAGTCACGGCGCCTGGAAAATCAGGGTCCGTAATCTGAACAAGCGTGTCTGACAGACTGTTGTAAATGTAACCGTCTGGGTTTGCCGCGATAAAAATTTGAATACCGTTGTCCGCCATCGATACGGGGCCGGTGCCCGAGATGGTGCCGATGACGTTAGGCGACGCGTTCTCTTGCAAGATCCCGCCGCCATCTTCAAGAAGGGCTAGCGAGCCGTCTTCTAACAATAGTTGGTTTAAGGCGTTAGGCGCGAAGTTTGTGTCGAGCTTATAAAATTCATTGCCCGACACTACGTAAATGTGATTTTTGAGCGTGTACAGTCCACGAATCGGCCCCGTGCCTATCGTTGTCTTAAAGCTCAAGCCCGGACAGCGCTGTAGGTACGCAGGCTCTTTGCCCCCTTCCGGTATGACCTCGGGGTACAAATTAACCATACGATTATCGGCGGCGTTAACCGACCGAAGTACGTATGAGGAGCCGAGAATCGGCGTCTTCATTAGAAGTTACCAGCGTAGATGTTGTAGCGATTACGGCGTGCAATCACGCTATACGGCATCGACATCACATCGTCTGGGTTGTTGATGCGCTTGAGATTGCGTTTGCTTGTCATCGCAATGCGTTGCACCTGCGGCGAAGGCTCAACCCCAAACTCGGGCGCGAGCTCCATCGCTAAGTTATAACGGAACGCGCGCAGGTAGCCTGGCGGAAAGGCGAGCGTTGTGTCGAGCGTCGCGGGCTCAGACAACTCCTGCACCGAAATGATGTGAAACTCTAGCACCCGAGTCGGTACTGGATAGACGTACATCGTAACGTCGGGATGGGTCATGTTGACCCACATAATCTGAGGGTACGTGCTCGTAACGGTCTTAACGGCAATGTTGTTATATTGCAACTCGTTAAGCATACGAATACCGTAAGCTACATTGGTGGTCGCGTCACGGAAGTACGTCGAGTCTAGGATCTGCACGGGACGCACGCCGACAAAATCGCCCGTCGGACCGATGGTGCGAATCCGCTCACCTGCGGGCCATGAAAAGGTTTGGTCTTGCGTGGCATACACTGACAATCGTTCAGTGCTCCACGAGTCGATCATTTGATTCAGCGCGGTAAGAGCATCGGCGGACGTTTCTGCTGAAGGCACCTCGCCTTCCGCTAACTGGCCGATCAACCGCAACGCGCCGTTAATTTGGTCAGCGGCGGTAGTCATGGCTTATTCCTTCCTTTTTCGACGCGTTCTTAACTTGTTGTCGGCCATAACGGAGTCCGACGATGCAAAAGTTTCCTCTTGCACCGCCGGTTCCGTTGGGTCGAACTCTTCCCATCCGTTCTGGTAATCCATAGCGACTTCCATATCGGAAATCGCCACCTTGGTCCCGTGAACGGGATGACGAAGATAGTAGTGCATAGTTACGGAAGAATACCGTAAGTTTGCAGTTTGCTCTCTAGTTCCGACACGCGATCCTGAAGGTTCTTGACCACAGACAACACCGTGTTGCCTTCATCTTTAGTAACGAAGCCAAACGGAGAGCTGTTGGTTAGATCCTGAATTGCGTAGTCAGGTGAGCTAGGAGCGGTAAAGGTAATGTCGGTAAGTGCCGTCGTATTCGCAGCCACTTCTGGGACAAAGCGAGCTCCGTCCAAAAGCTGATCTGCATAGGCGACACCAATCGGCTTGGTGTTAGGCATGAGCGTAGTCCTCTAGGCAGTGCCCCCTACGGTATCACCCGTAGGGGGCGTTTGCTATTACGAGATGCGGTAGACAGTCCACGCACCGTCGCCGGTCTTACGGCAACGGAAGTGACCTGACGTGGCCGCCGCTACAGCGCCTGCGCCTACAAGCGTCCAGCCCGTACCCACAGCAACCGTGATCGCATCCGAACCCGACGCATCGATGTTGATGACGAAGAAGTCGAACGCCGCATCAACCTTTGCGGTGGACGAATAAGCAGCTTCCCAGTCTGCAACGGTCGGAAGGGTCAGATTGCCCGCCGTGCCGTTGAAAGTGAAAAGACCGCCTGCAAGCTGCGCTGGCGTAGCCGTCGCGCCTGCCGTAAGCGCCACGGGGGCGCCTTGGGCAAACATAACCGGCTCGCCAACATTGCCGGCGCCGATCTGATAGCCACCAGTACCATTAGAAATTGCCATTTTTCAATACTCCGTGAATAAGGTTAAACATTAGCCCCAGAGGCGCACGGCCATCTGCGGACGAATGACCCCATACCCGTACAGTACGTCAATACGGCAAGGCATACGGTCGTTGTTGATGTCGTACTGACGGACAACGCGCATGGAGATGCCGTTGTGGACCTGACGGCTCGCCATGTCAACACCCTGCGGGAGCAGGAGGTCGGCGGTGGCGAACGTGATCGCGTCCTTGTGGTACACCAAGTTCTGCGCGTACTGGCCGCTAGCCGCACCCAAGAAGGTCACGACATCGCTAGCCGTTGGCAGCTTGCTGACGGTGGCAAGAGCGTGAGTCGGGCCGTAGACCGCTGGCGCAAACTCCACATCCGCAAACTCGGTCGAAGCCGAAGTCACGGTGTTCTGCACCACAAACTGCTGCAACGCGCCGGTTGACTCGCGGGTCTGCGGGTTGACCGCATACACGCCAGCAATCGTGAACACGTCGCCAGGGACCAAGGTGTTGCCGTCGGTCACGTTGTCGAGCGTCAGCGTGTTGGCGCCTTCGGTCAGCGTGGTCTTGACAATTGGAGTGTCCGAACGCAAGGCTGAGCCGTTGGTGTGCTGCTTGATCGACTGAGACATGTTGATCTCGTCGTAACCCAAGATGCCTTCGCCCATCATGCCGTTCTTGAACTGACGGCTGATGGAGTCAACTGGGTTGAAAAGACCCTTCATGCCCTCGACCAACGCGGCGTTGGCGGCAGGGTTGACGGTCGCGTAGCGCGGCGCCATGCCCGCAGCAGCCTCGTTGAGCTTCTGCTGCGCCTGCAACAGAACGAGCGAGGTGCCAGGGGTCGTGCCGGGAGTGCCGACTGACTGGAAGATGCTCTTGTACGAGTTCGCCACGTCGGCGTCGATGCTGGCGGCCAACTGGCTGATACGCGGCTTCAACACGCGATCTGCGAAGTCGTCCAACTGGAGAGCCATCTCGGCGCTCGTGAAGTTGATGCCGATGTGCTTCTGCGAGGCGACAGTGAGAGTCGTGAATTGCTCGTTGTCGGACTGCACCTGAAGCGCGGCGCCGTCAGTCACAAGGGCGCGATCCGGCAAGCGGATGCGGAGGGTCGAACCAATCTTGGCACCTTCGACAGCGAAGCTGTCGTCGTACTGACGGTTCACGTTACGGGTGAGCACGAGGTTGTTCTCAAGGATCTCAAGAGCCTTCCTCGTGATCATGTCAATAGTCAGAAGTGAATTAGCCACAATAAATCTCCAAAATGAAGTTAGCGGTTACGACGCGCTTCCCACTGTTTCATCTGCCGTAAACGCTCAGCTTCGATCCACTCAGACGTGCCCATTTCCTTAATTGAGCGAGGGTCTGTCGTGTCTCGGGCCGGTGCGCTTGCGACTTTAGCCGTTACCGGCTTGATCGGCGGAGGCGCGTTGGTTGTCTTTTTAACCGGCGGATTGTCGGCTATTTTAGCCTCAATCTTGCCGATCTCCTTGGCTTGTAGATAAGGTGACAAGCGGGAAATGCGCTCGGCTTCTTTTGGATTCGAGCCCAAGTAGTAGGCCACATCAGGGCCTACGTCTGAGGCTTGAATCGTCTCCGCCATCACGGTCGTGATCGGCAGCGCTCGGTTGTACGCGACTTGCTCGAAGTCATC